TCCGTCATTAGTTGTATATTTCTTTTGAAAGATATATTTTGTTTCAGGGTTTGTTGCTTCATCAACAATATCTATAAATCCTTGTGGATTATCAATTACTCCGTCATCGTCTACATCAAAGAAACTAATTTCAATACGTTTACTATCAACGTACCCTTCTGAATCTCTATATTCTTTAATAATTTCCCAATCATAACTTACAGTAAACGGATTTGCTACATCTGGTTTATTATTAACATTTAATACTTCGATTTTATCTTTAATAATTCTTCCTGTTTTATTATCAAAAATTTTGTCTGTGCTATCATAATAAAATTTAATTTCTTTGTCGCTTTCAAAAACATATCTCATTGTTCTATATGTAATATCGTAGCGTTCACCATCAGTTTTAAAATACAATAACCAACTTGCATCTAAGTTTTGATTACTTGAATCGCCTGTTTTACCTGTACTAAAATTTGATATGCTATCAAGATTTGCTTCAGTAATAATTCTCCACTGTTGTGTTTCAACATCATATCTTAAACCAAATGTATTTGTTGCAAACGCCTGATCAACAATTTGTGTTTTAACTGCATCTGTAATTACATTTGCAAGTTTTGGTCTTACTTCTGTTAATACTGCCTGTGATGGAATCAAATCATTTAATACAACTGGACCTAGTCCTGTTGATCCAACTACTGTACCGTCTCCAGTTACACTAACAACTTTAGTCCAAATATATTCAACTGCTCCTGGATGATTTGCAGGTCCTGTCATTAACTTATTTTTATCAGTAGTCATAAAATGATAGCCTGTTGGAGCAACAAATTTGACAAGTGTTCCTGATTGAATAAATCTTAAATTATTTGCTGTAAACGATCCTAGTTTAAATTTAGTATCATTATCGTCATTAATATAACCTGTACTTCTATTTGTATCTTGAGTAGAACTTACCCATGAAACACCTAAATCAGAAGCAAGAATTTTTGTAAAGTTTTCTAGATAATAATTATATACTTTTCTTTCACGTATAATGGGTTCAATAGTATTTGTAATTGCACTTTCAATATCTGTTGTAGTTACAAAGTTAAAACTTGTTTTCAAATTTGTAGTTTGTTTATAAATTATACCATCGTTTCCAAACAAATTAGTACTTGAATATTTTCCTGTAGAATCAATTAAATCAAAATATCTGCTTATTCCGCTTGCGTTTCTATTAACTGTTTTTACTTTTACTATCTCTTGACTTACTGCTAATGGTGCAACATTATAATCTTCTGCTGTAACCATTCTATTTTGTGTATAGTAAGTTGAAGGAGCATTTGCTTTAATGCTTTCATTAGATTCACTTATACTACTATTTGAAATTGTATACTTTAATTGCAGTGTTATGCTAAGTGTTTCTGGAACACCAACTTCACTTAGATAAGGTATAGTAATTTGTATGTTTGACATTTCACTAGGTTTAACTGTATAACGTTTATTTGCACTTGTACGATATACTACTTTAAATCTACCTTGTGGCAAATTACCAAAAACGCCATCACTAAAAATTAAACTAATCCTGTCTTGCACTCTAGTTAACACAGAATATAAATTTCTTATATTTTTGTTTAAACTATTATAGATAACATTGTTACCTTCAACTGAATCTACTTTAGTCCAGTATTCAACTTCACGTCCTTGTTCGTCTAGTTTAAATAGCCAAACATCTTTGTCGTTAATATCAGTTGCGTCAATATCAATTTTTTGATTACTACTTGGGTTTTGTACACTGAATTGACCTTCATCTAACGCACCTTGTTTAAAAGTAGCAAAAAATCCTGTGTTTGTACTTGCTGGTCCTTGACCGTCATTTTTATACAAACATGCAAAACTGTTACCAACGATAGGAATTTCTTCTTCAAGTGCATTGTCATTAATATCTGAACTTACAATTTCAAATGGTAAACTTTGTCCTTCAACAGTTTTACTAAATGCATACTTAGGAATATCAGTGTTAAGTCCGTTGAATCTATATTGTTCATGTGGTATACTGTTTACTGTTGCTTTTTTAGCAGGTTTACCAAAAGTACCATTTGTTGGTAGTGCGGCATTCATTACTTTAATAAATTGCTCGTACCATTGTGGGTTACTTGGATCGTTCCACTGAATTTGTTGGCCAGCCAAATTAAAATTATTTGAATCTATTACATCTTCAGTAGTGTTTACTGATGTAATTTTTAATAATCCTTGTGCCGCTTGATTACGCTTTGGGTTATAGGAAAGCAAACGTGCTAAACGTAGTACCGACTCTCTACGTTCTGCAAGTTCTAAGAAGTTTTCACGTGCATTTAAGTCTATACGGAATGATATATTTTGACCTAAAAATGCAATAAGATCTATTAGTGCTAGATATTCACTTGATTCAATGTAATCGTTAAAATCCTCAGGATAATTAGTCCTTAGGTAGTTTATCATTGTTCTACGTAAATTGTCGAAATCGTAACTTTGAAAATCAGCATTACGATAAGACTGGTATATACGCTTCCAATCTTCTGCTACTAGCAGTCTATTTTGTCGGTCGGTAGATGACATATTTCATTCCTTATTTGTAACACATGTATTTATTAAGATTAGATAAGTGCGTATTTTATAAAGGATATACTTTATGCTGTTAGTCCGGCTTTTTCATCAAAGTCTAGTCTAAGTTTTTCTGATATATTATATGGCAAGTATGTTAATTCCATTTCAATTTGGATACCGCTTTCATAACTTGTAACTCTAATATCTTCTGCTTGCACACGAGGATCATAATTAACAATAGTTGTAACATTTTCTGCGATTGCTTGTTTTAAATCATCTGTAAATGGTTCAAATAAGGCATCCCAAATAATAGTGCCAAAAGCAGGATTCATTAATTTTTCACCTTGACGTATATGAAAATGATTAAGTAAATCTTGCTTGATAAGTGCTAAATCATATAATGTACTAGAGGTATTCTCAGGATTGACTGTAGACAGCCCCCTGTATGCTTTACTAGTAACCACAGGCTTTTGCTTTTGTGATGGCTTGACTGCAATTCTATCGTATAATTTTTTCTCTAAAGTACTCATAATAATATTTATGCTCCTACGTTTACTGCTGATGCTCCACTAGTTATTTTTCCTGCATCACATCCATCATCTACTCTACCTACTAAAATGCCGCAAACTTTTACTACTGCACTTGATCCGTTAATATATTCTGTATGACTAGGACATAAAGGTGGATTGTGTGTATGTGATACTGTTGGGTCACCTAATCTAGCAACATACTCACCTTGTATTTTTACAAACGTTTGACCAGGAGCATCTAGTGTAGTTTCACTCGTACAACCATGTCCTGTATCTACTGTGTCTGTTTCTCTTGCTATTAATGGCATTATACTGTTGAATCCGTTCCTGGTGTTGCTGGACTAGTACCATCAATAGGTACATCGGCTTCTGCTGGTAGGCTCCAATTACGTTTTACACTTTTTACGTATTGACTTTTACTGTTAAATTGATAATTAGAAACTTTAGCATTATCGCCCTGGTTTCCGCCTAATACTTTTATAACACCGTTTGAAGTAATTTCTTGTACAAATCCAATATGTCCTCCAGAACGTTTTTTTGATTTAAAAATTACAACGTCCCATTTTCTAATATTTGCTGTGTCTCGCCAGTCTACTTCACTGCCCCAATTATACCAACCTTGACTACTCATAGTTTGTAGTGTTGGAACACCTGCTGTAAATAACGCCCAACTTACAAAAGCCGCACACCATGCATAGGACATAGAACTACTGTCTCTAGTATATGCATTGCCACAAACTTTGTAACATTCTAATATTCTTGGATTGCCTTCTCTACCACGTTCTCTCCAATCCTGTGTGAGAACATTTGCTAATAATGCATCTAATTTTTCCCAGCCAGGACCTTCAGGTAATGGTCCAGGTGTAATGTTTGGATCTAATGCAGGTAAGTTTGACGGATTTACATATCCACCATTGCCGGCTTGTTGGCCGGGTCCAGATCTTGGATAATCTCCTTCTAAATCAAATTGCCCATCTGGAAATCTATTTGACTCTATTGATTCATTCCAATCAGAGTTATCAGCAACTTCTGCTGGGTTAACTGTAGGTGTTAGTGGAATAATTACTTGTCCCATTATACTACTCCATTCCTTGGATCGTTTTGATCTACGCCTGCAACAAGAACTCTGTTGTTTGGATCTCTAACCCAATCTGGATCATACTTGCCGTTGGTTAAAAGTTTGGCTTGTAAGTACCCTTGGTCTTTAGGAAATCCTAATTCGTATCCTCTTTCAGTTCCTGCAATAGCAAATCTAAAGTTACCAAGTGTTCCTCTACCAAAATCTTTGTAA